CACGCCCCAGTTTATGCAATACATCATGATCGCCTACATACATACGCATGTTTTCTTGATAGCCAGTACTTGCTTGCTGATTGTATTGAATGAAGGCTTGCAGGTCAGCCGTTGTTAACTTCTCGCCCAGTGGATAGATGAAAACATTGCCAGGAAGCACTTGCCCTTTGCCATTAATAGTCGCCATTGATCTCACTCCTTTAGATATAGATATTTTTGAGTAGTTTACCGTGTGGTGCGCTAGCTCCATTGATCTCATTCAGCGCGTATCTGATTGCATCGATCTCGTGGTTGTACGCATCTACAGGTTCATTTGTATACTCATTGGTTGCTCGGTCTTTCTTATACGTATAATTCTCGAGTTCTTCAATCGTCTTCACGCACCGATCATCAACTACCAGATGATACTGTTGCATAAACGAGATGCCTTGAATGATACTGTCCTTGCCCTTCTTGGCTGGCCGAATGCGATAGATACCGTCTCGCTTGATCTCAGCAATCGATTTGGGTTCGGCAGCATCAGCCGTAATTACTTCCTTAGAGTAGCCCATATCAGTGATTACTTTGGCGATCTCGTCATTAAGCATCCCTCGTTTGGCATACTCTTCCATGACATAGATAATGTGCTTACGTTCGTCAACCTTAACGTGCATAAATGCCGTCTCGTCATTCGTATAACCAAAGTCCAAGCCGAAATAACTAGGCAAGTCAGCCAAAGCACGCTGATTGAGTCGTCGCTTTTCAAAATCTGGAAAGACAAGTTTATCAAGTGTCGCAAATTCACCAAGCGTATAGATCTTGTAGTAGGCAGGGTTGGTCTGCTTAAGGTTTTCAATTGTTCTGATGTTGTCCGCGTCAAGAAAATGATTGTCCTTGTATGTTGATTGATGGATCACCACACGCTTAGGATCAATCTGCACACCAGGCTCAAACCACTGCTTATAGGTCCAGTTAAGCTTAGACACAGGGTTGAACATGCAAAAGATTTGGCGTTGCTTATGTTTTGGTTCACGAAGTCGCAGAGTGAGCTGCGTAAAATCGTCTTGGTTAAACTCAGACGCTTCTTCCATGACGACATCTGACAGGCCCTTGATAGACTTGATTTTTTCTGGATCGTCCATCCCTTTAAACAAGAAAACCGCACCATTAGGCAAGCTAATCGTACGGTCTGATTTGTTTACTCTGCAAAGTGGCAGCAGCTTCCATGTTGATAGGCAGTCTAATACGTCAGTAAAGATCGAGTCCTTAATCGTACGGTCAACCTTTCGTAGCCAAAGCACCTTACGTGGATACTTCCATTTGCCCAGCGCCTTAAGTACTACTTTCTGCACTACGCCATGCGACTTGCCCGACGATGCACCGCCATACCAGACTTCTACAAAATGTTCATAATCAAACAGACTATCGTATATCTGGCGGTTAAATACTCGAGCTGGTTTTGGAAAGTTAAGCTTAATCGTTGTCATGAGCAACCACCATCGAAATAGCTAGCAGTTCCATAATCATTGAAAAAATAAGCGTCTTGATACCTATCACGTGTGGCTGACAGATAAGCATTGCAACAAACATCACGGGGATGCACAGCATTGCGCTAGTCATCTTCATCGTACTCACCAACTCCCACATCGATCTCAAGACTACCTGATACTTCTTTCTTGTCAGTCCATGCACCATAACGCTTACCTATCAGTTCCAATGCACGAATCTGATCGCTATTCTTGGTCTTGACCTGCACAATTTCACCACTATTAGTGACTTGTTCTTCAGTAACTTCACCACGTCCAAACGATGCCAAGCGTTCCATCACTTCCCGCATATCCATTGTTTTCTGTGATTGTAGTTCATCATTGCGACGCTTTAACTCAGCCTGAATTTGTGGTTTTCTAAGGTTTTCAGCACCGGTTTGTCCAGCATTTTTAGGAGCATATCCGGCTTTAATGGCTGCCTGAGTAGCATTGCCAGAGATAATGTACTCATCGATAAATCGCTGTTGTTTTAATGTTAACTTTGCCAATACTACTCACCTCCTAAGATCACTTAAACAGTCTATATTTGCGTTTCACTTTAGAAATATATTGCCCATAATCAATGTGAAGGCTGTGCTTCCTTACTTCAAGCATATCCACATTATACTTCACTGTATAATGTGGCTTCTTTTCTTCAAGTTTTTCCTGAAATTCTACTATTTCTAACATCCTGTCTAGAATAGTTACTGTATTTTTTCGAATATTTTTAGGAATTAATAACACATATACGCCTGATCTTAGTTTGTTATCTAAATCATCATACCTTCCTTCAAAGCAAAATTTTCTTGCTTCGTTCCAACGATTATCTTGAATTAATATATAGAGAGCATTGATAGGCTCAATTATTTCTAATATTTTTTCATACGATTCAAGTTTAGAACGTTTTGAATCTTCATATTTTCTTGCTTGAATAGTAGCACCCCATATACCACCTACAGTACTAATACCAGAAATCAATAAGGGTATGAGAGAACTTATAATTAAATTTTTTAACATAAATAAATCACCCAAAAACATAATACAAAAGCCAGCCGTTAAGCTGACTTTTTATTATTTCCATTGACTTTCATCCCAATCAGTAATTATTAACTTTTGGACCTTGAAAGTTCCCTCTTGATTTTTTTGATATGTACACTTGCCATAATACGGACGGTCTGTAAGAAACATTTCTTTCCAAGTTTCTTCAGCATGTAATTCAGGGTTAATTTCTACTGAATATGCTTGACCCGCTTCTAGGTCAGGACTCTCACTACTAGAAATTTCAATGCGGCCACGATTAGTTTCGTAATTACCAGAAATTATTTTCCCAGAAAATTGGAATTCATCATCTGTAGTTACGGTTGTTCCACTAAATATATCTTTATCCTTTACATCTAGATGAATATTTGATGATGTTGTCTTCTGAGTCCACATTTCAATTCCCGTTATTTTTTTGCCATCTACGCTTTGTGCCAATTCAGTAAGTGGCTGGTTTAATCTATCAGCAACATTCGGGAGACCTTGTGGGGTTGTAATTACTACTGTACCACTGTTGTTGTTAATGTTTATCCCATTTGTGCCCGCCTTTTGGACAACATCCACAGCTTTTCCCTCCTTCTTTGCACTTATTTTTGCTTTGAGGAATTCATAAGAATCTTTTATGGTTTCCATAATAAAGTCTTGGTTACTTATAATAAATGGCATTGCAGGAGCAATTATAGATTGATACTGTATGCATAATTCTGAAAGCAGAGATCCTTCTTTGATTTCCGTAAGTCTAACAGTTAACTTTTCAGCATCATGCTCCATGAATCTTTCTCTATCATTTAATGCTAGATATGTTTTCTTTATTAAATTATCGGCATTAGAAAAAGCTTCAATAACATAGTCCAAATTATAACCAGTTTTCTTGGTCATTTCATTACCAGAAACTCTAAAAGTCATAGTCTGACTTCCGGTAACACCCTTATTTTCTTTTTCGCTCATAAGAACAACTTCCTAACATAGTAATATATCAACATATTAAGAAAAAAGAAGGATGACTGCAATGTCATCCCACTAAATACTATGTTAGAAATATAGTTTAACGTCATTTCGGACAATGACGGCTCATGGATCGAACCATGACATCCCCACCTGAAGTATAGGGATGACCGTACCGTCTGCCTTTCATCTAAAGCCTAAATCGATCGAAAGGCAAGAGAGTGAATTGCGCTACTCTCAACGGAAGCAGCAGGATTCGAACCTGCGAAAGTCTATAAAAGGACTTTACCAATTTAGCAAACTGGCGCTTTAAGCCACTCAGCCATGCTTCCACGCTGACGGGATTCGCCCGCCACGTTGTCCTGGCAGGTATATTGTCGTTGATAGAAATTAAAGCCAGGAAAAGGATAGGTAAGGGACTCGCACCCTTTTTTGCGCTGCGACATGATGGTTAGAAACGCAGTGCCCACCTGGGACCTTCCAGTCAGTGAAACTCTAAATACTGACAATGCGCTGCTGTGTGTCAGCGCAATACCGCATGGCGGATTCGAACCGCCAGCAATTGAAGCTAACCATTTGCGGTGCCTAATGTAATGGTTTGGAAAAATAAAATGGGTTCCCGCATTAACGGGAAAGCATCGCGTGGGAGTCGAACCCACTAAACAGCCGCATTTCAAACGTAATTTCAGGCTTAACCAATCCAATCAGAAAGAAGGTACTGTACTACTCATGTAGATCATGAACATTGATTTTATTTAAGGTATTGGCCGTTTTGCCCGGTCGATGCATAACCAGACGCCGTAGCGCCTGTAACCATTGATGAAGAAAACAGTTTGCAGCATCCGAATAGCCCCTGTGATATTTCTATCACGATACCAGTTTAATCCACTTCTGCTATTGTCGTCGTCTTGTCAAAGTCCGATTTTTTTGAACCAGTTTGACTTGATCATCTTCATCAAATCCATATCGACGCTCAAAGCCCTCGAATCGCTCAGCGAACTCACACATGCATCCCCGCTTGATGTACTGATACTGTGATGATGAATAGCAGAGTTTGTCGGCCATCTGCCAGTCTTTTAGGCCTTCGATATAGACGGCTGATATGATTTGATACGTCAAAGGCTCACAGTTTTCTAGCGTATCCCTGATGCAGTCGCACATGCGCTGTGCCTGCATCCCACTAATGAGTCTGTCCTCAGCATGATTGCCAGTTGACCCACCGCCACCTGCTAGACTGAGTGTCGGCGATTTGAGCTGATTGCGATGCAGACCAGCTTGATATAGATACCGATTAATCCCATACGTCCAGAATCGTCGCACATTAGCAGCGGTCTCCTTGCTGTCGATTTCCAAGCCTAAATCCATTTGCACCACGACACCACTCTCCTCTGCTATAATTGATGGTGTTGATTCATTAGAGGGTCGTGCCATCATGGTGCGGCTCTTTTTTACTGCCATGCTGATTGCCTAAAGAAATAACAGGCTCAACATGAAGCAAATGAACCTGACTGTGGTGTTGTGGACCGTCATAATCATGGCAATCGTAATTGATGCGATAGCTGCATACTCAAATCCAATTACCAATGTTCCCAGTACTAGTTTCTTACTCATACCTAACCTCCCAAAACATGTGCCAACAGTACGATTACAAACGTCCAAAACAGCACGCAGACAACTACTGCAGTACCTAAGCCGTTAAACTTTCCCATGCACTTTTTCCTCGTCTTCCTTATCAAAAATCCAATAGCGATGATGATAATGCTTTTTGGTGCTGATCATCTGTGATGCTGTCCCGGTAGGCCAGTCGAAATAATGATCGCAATCAGTCCGCGAATCAAACTCGTATCGTTTGTATGTCTGCATATCAATACAGATAGTTACTTTCTTGTCGAATGTCTTTTTGTGGCGATTGCGTGCCCTTATCTTGTTGTGCAGCGCGCTTACATTCTCACTTAAAAACAGATGTCTGTCATAGGTTGATTCACTGACTTTTGCATGTTCCTTGACCCATCTAATGTCCTTGTTCTTCTTCCAGGCTTCTTTTAGCCACCTAACGATTTTACGGTCAGTTCGGTACCATTGTGGTGTGCGCTTGTCATGCTCCAAAATATCGTCACTGCCTCGATATTTGATTACCTGCTGTTTAAAGAGATCGTAGCGTTCCTGATCCTCTGGTTTAACTGTGCCATCGAGCAGGTCCTTATTGCGAAACTCAAACATATAGTTCTGCTCATACCACTGCCAGTTGTCGTCAAGCGATTGATATGGCGATTCCACAGCTGTCACCTCCTCATTTCCTCATTGGCGTAATTTTGATAAAGATATGCGGATCATCGCTGTATCGCTTTCTGGCAACGATATCGGTGATGATGTTGTCATCGGCCCATAAGACACCCGTGAGAGCGTCCAGTGTCGATTTGATAAAGTTATCGGTATCCGGTTTAACCGTTGGGAGAGTCTCATTTTTAAGCCTACGCTCGTACTCTGCGTTGCTGATCGACTTCTGAATACGTCGATAGAAGGTCAGCTCAACTTTGATGGCATCCTTAAAAGGACTGCCATGATACTCACGGCTTGCCAGATCATGCAGCTGTACCTTGTACGCCTTCACTTTGGCAGGGTCGTACAGGCGAATACCCTTCCTACGATGCACAGCTCTAGGCCGTTGCTGTTCGACTGGCTCAACCGCAAACCGAAACCACATGCTAATACCATTCTCGTGCATCAATCTGCCACCTTCGGCTCTTCTCGTACTGAGATGATCAGCTTAGGATCAACAGCCACCATGCCGGTCTTGGGCGTTCTGCCAATCGGGTCGTAGATCGCCCGAAAGCGGAACATAGTGCCTTTCTGCTTGCAACTGCTGATTCGTCCTACCGTTTCGCTGAAGACATCATGCAGATGATATGTGTATGGCATGACATCCCCATCCGTCACAGTAATCTCCATATCCACTTCCTGACGCGGCTGAGTAATCAATTGATTTGCTGGCATCATTTCACCTCCTTACTAAATACAATCCAGGCATAGACAGTCATCATGGCTTGCAAGACCTGTTCTGGATGCTCAGCGCGTATCTCATCCCCAAACATCTCACATCCATAGCGATGGCAGGCAACATTCATGATTTCGTCAATCAGTTTGTCGTCGTCCACGTAAAGCGAAAGCTCGTCTCGCGTGTAGCCATCATCACAGCACATCCCCGTTTCGGCATCGATAAAATACTGCAGATCATCGTTAATATCGTCCACAAATCGAGTATCACACTGGATACTGTCTAACTTGTCGCCACTCCAGTGTTTGTAAAATTGTTCAGTCAACATTGCTGTTCTCCTTTAAATCTTGTAGATAGGAATATCAGGGATGTCCCGATGCTTAGCAGCTTGTTTTTTCTGCTGATGCCGTTGCCAGTCCTGCATCGTGTAGATACCTTGACTCAGCCAATCACTCACGACTGACTTTAAGTAGCCATATGGCGTTCCAGGATCTGCATACTTGGTGATGTCGACAGCCTTCTGCAGCAGATCAATGCTCATCCCCTGATCAGATGCATCTAGCAGCAGCTTGCTGATCTGGTCAGTCATGGCACCCAAGCTGTCTGGCCATGATAAGAGAGAGATCTTAGCGTTTGTGTTGAGAGGCTGCTTAATCCTCTCTCTCTCACCTAGATGTATTCCTAATTCTGTATTCCTCTCTTCACAATTTTCTAAATACCCCTGTTTAGTATTCTTAATAGGTGGTTTAGTATTCTTAATACCCCTATTTAATTTATTAACTACCCTAATCACGCGTCTGGTGATCTGTTTTCCATCTCGATCATAACTGATTGAAATATATCCTTTAGCTTTTAGGCTAGCGATGATTTGTGATGCTCTGCCCTTTGTCACGCCAAAGAATTCTGCAAAATGCTTGTTGCTGGCATAGCAGCCGTTGCCGTTGTCCAGGCTATCAATTTCAGTGATCATGTTAATTTCTGACATGGTCAGATTGGCATCAAGCCAGTATTCAGCGGGGATCCATACACCCTTGAATCCGCGCCGATTATCATTGACGACTCGCTTGCCCAATACTCTCACCCTTTCTATGAGATCTCGATGCTGCTAACCTCTGTAAATCCTGCCAGCTGTTTGCCTTGCCGACAGTATTCGCACTTGCCGCACGCCTTAGGCGGTTCCTCACCCATCAACACACGCCAGAAATGATCTTGTTCATTGCTGATCTTCTCCAGAGCTTCCTGCATCAGAAACTCGCCATCGCCATCAAAGCTGATTGCGATCTTGTCTGGTGGCACCTGTTTTGATACGCCAAAGATATATGGTTGGCAGTCAATACCAAACGTCTGCTTGATCAGTTCCTGATAGATGGCCATCTGCATGTGATAGCCACGATCCTCGACAAAATTGGTTTTCTGCCGCAGTACTGGGTTCCAGTGTCCTTTGTGGAAGTCATCGACTGTCTTCAAATCGCAGAAGTACCCACGATCAAGACAAAGACTGTCGATTTTACCTTTCCATTGATGACCAAACAGCTCGCCAGTGACAATGACCTCTTTGTCGCCTGGTGCGTACACGTAATTGAAGAAGTCATCTTCACTGAGCGCTTTAATCATGTCATCAGCAACTTTATAGCTGCTCTTCAGTTGGCCCTTCGTTTCGCCACGAGATGAAAGCATCTCGCTTTTATTGGCTTCAACAAATTCTTGATGAGCTTCAGGACTTTCAAAGTACGAATGAACATAGTTGCCGACCAGCAACGGCTCAGGATTGCTTGTTGGCTCCCAGTCGCCTTTCAGCTTGGCCAGAGTAGCCGCCTCGCACTGCTCAAAGTCTCTGAACACCGAAAACGACATATACTGGAAGTCGGTATCATGACTGTAATAGTTACTTTTCGTCAGCTTGATCGTCTTCGATGTAGTCAAAGATGTCGGTTTGGCCATCTGCTTCTTGGTTGCCATCCTGTTCGCTCTCCTTTACTGATTCTTGTTCTGGTGCTTTCTCAGCGGCTTGTTTTTCTTCTTCGTGGATTTGCGCCTGTTCCTTCTTAAATCCCTGCACGAGCTTATCTGCGGTAGATTTTGGGGTTTCTGGTGTTACGTCTTTACGCTCAGGCTCATCTTCATACTCATTAGCCGTAACCGTATTGATCGAGCCAGTCAGTAGGTCACTATCATCAGACGTATTGATGTACATCTTGGCAGCTCGATTAATGACCGTCCGTTTGGCCATCTCATCCCCAAACTTCTGCTGTACGTTGTGCTGACGTGATTGTCCCCAGCTCGTCTGAATCTGCTTTTGTGTCATGACGGTGTAGTCAACCCGACCGTCTGCCAATTCGATAAAGGCAAACGCACCTTTGATTGGCTTATCAAGGTTTTCAAACTTTGGAACGAACTTGGTAACCTTAATTCGGCCAAGCTCATCAGCACCAATAGCGAATTCATCGCCTTGATGAACTACTTGGGCATCGATATCTTTGACACTAGACAGTCGCTTAACTGCAGCAATCGTGCCGAAGTATGACCGTTGTAATTGAACTTCATTGCCGTACACAATGAAGTAGCATTGCGTCTTGGCAGGACTAAGCCCTTGTGTCACCATATCTAGCAGTGCATTGGCAATTGATGACCGTGTGCAGACTTGCAATGCTGGTCGATTAGACCGGTCTTTGGTCTGCTGCAACTTAAACCAAGCTGCCTTCAAGGCGTTCTGCGGGTTATAGTCCTTTGGCAAAGCCAAGCCATCGTCTTGTAGCTGACTAATACGATTCGATACTTGATCTGTGATATCCTTCTGCATTACTGCCATTTGGTTAGATTGATTAGTCATTGTTGTCTTGCTCCTTCCGAGTTTTAATCATTCGTTTTGCGTTCAGCAATGGTTCCTGAGCCAATTCCAACATTCTTGTCGCAATTGACAGATCGGTTAATGCATCGTTGTCTTCCTCAGCTCTGTAGGCCCGCAACAGCCACTTAGTAGCAGCCGATAGTTGTTGGAGCACTTCATCTGTCAATGCCCTTTCGTTTGGCGACAAACTCATATATAATTTCTCCTGTAGAATATTTTTCTGTGAGCGTTACTGGTGGCGGCCAGTAACGTTTTTTTGTTGCAACATAGCCATCGTTTCTGTGCCGAACAGCTTAACGGCCAGACTAGAGTTAACAAATGGCTTCCACAGCGCTTCGAAGCTGACCAGTACAGTCAGCACAAAGGCGGTCGTAGTGAAACCGTCTACCCAGCTCCAGATAGCCAGGTAGGCAAGCACAATCCAGTTAATTCGGGTAACGTTGTTCATATCGTTTCACCTCATTCTCTAGTTTCGTAATGCGATTAGCTAAGATGCTGTGGTCCACTATAAGTCCATGCTGTTCCTCCTAATACTTTTGATATGCGACTAAGCGAGGGTCTTGCTTCTTATCGTGCTTCTTCTTTGCCAACCAGGTCATAAAACGTTGATACTCTTGAATATCAACGCGACCATCTGGCAGGAAAACACGCCATCCGTCT